TTTTTATTGCTGTAATATACTGATGCCAAAAATCCCAACAGCGATATTATAAGCGCAATCCACTGAGTATTCATACCCACTTCTCTCCTATCATTTTTTACACAAAAATAAGACCGGTTTACGGTCTCGCTCTGATCTCTGTCATCTTCTTTTCCTCTGTCTTATGCTTCTGAGTCTCTAATCATCTCATCCTGAATCTGATGGACATACTCACGAAAGGCATCTTCATCTTCTCGGCACTGTCCAATATTTTCCTTATACTTTTCCGGATCCACTGCACTAGATGCAATGGTCATATTTACCGGATCTGCTGAACTGATGACTGCCTCAAAGGCCACTACATCTACTTCTGTTTCATCTACCTTGATCCGGCTGACTCCTCTTAGCGTTATTGTCTTCTCCGTTAATGTATACATATCGTTCTTCCTCCTGATTTTTATTTTTCTCTTTTAAGCTGAAACTGCGATTACCTGCACCCCAAAAGCAGTCGTACTAGGCCGATACTTGTGTAATGTAAACTGCGTAGTAGTGGCACCGTCAGCCCATACTGAGGTATCATTCTGCCCAGTCTGTGCTTGCACAATTACAACCGGCGCTTTACTAAAAGCTTTTGGGAACTTCACAACCTGCGTCTCCCAAGTATTTGCTTTTGATATGCTGACGGATATTGAAAATGCCTGTACATTGTCCGATAAATTTCCTTTGCTAACAACCTCCCCCTCATGCGTATTAATTTTGTCTTCCAAAATCTCCAAATGTGGGGTGGAACCTGCACCTGATTCATCTGGCGATTTTGGTCCAAGATATATTCCTTGACCCTTGATATAGTTTCGTTCTCCATTATTTCCAAATGTAAAACGATTGGCTGACCCTTGCCTCACATTTACTGTATTGCTATCCAGATACACATTTGCCCCACCGGGATTCCCAATCGTTGCCGTATTAGCATACACCGGCTCACTTGCCACACGCCAGTAGGAGCCATCATATGTAAATACAACGGTTGAGTTTGCCCTCCAGTAAGCATACCGTACACCCTGGGTGTAGATCGCTTTTGCTCCCGTTCCTGCCACGTTTAATGTCGGACTCGATGCAGTGTTAGAATAAGTAAACTTCACTGACACCGTCACTCCTGCTTTCAATGTCAGGCTGCCTGCCGCCAGCGTGGCTACTTTTGCCGCTGTCGCCGCTGCAGTTCCGCATGTTGCATACAGCATCTGACCATCCTTCCCGTCTGCTCCCGTAGCCCCAGTGGCCCCAGTGTTTCCCGTGTTCCCGTATACTCCAATGATATGGGGTGCAGTAGTAGTTTTGCTTCCATTTGTATAAGTCACTACCTCATAATTCCAGAGATACCGTTTGGAGCTGGTGATCGACTGTATCGTTGTGGTCCATCCACTCGTACTCGTTGTCACACCACTGGATGCTGTAGTTGCCAAGTAATAATTCGTAATCGTTTTGATCCCATTCCCTGTAGCCCCGGTTTCTCCTTTCAATTCTTCCGCAGACGGAGTCCAAGAAGAAGATGGATTGACGTGCCCCTCATACATGCAGATCCAGTAGACAGTCGCCGTAACCTGCGAACCAGACGGATAATTATAAAGCCTTACCCAGTTGCCGACGATTTCATTTGTTCTTCCGGTACCATGCATCACTACAATCTTTCTGGAGTTCTTCGTTTTGAAAAATGTTGCTACTATTGATGAAGACTGCCCCACATACCAGTCCACACGTCCATTTTCAGCACTGTTATTGTAACTGAGTTCGGCAATTAAAGTCCATTTTTCTCCCGGCTTGGGCGCCCTTGTCATGGCCCACTCACCAATCATATAGTTTGTGGAGGTTTTCTGTACATTGGATGCTTTCAAAAGATTGACTGCTCCTCCCGGCAGTCCATCCTCTCCCGCAGCTCCTGCCGCACCGGTAGCGCCTGTATTCCCATAGGCACCAATAATCACGGGACTGGTAGTGGTAGAACTTCCATCCGTATACTTCACCACTTCATAGTTCCACAGGTATTTCTTACTTGTGGTGATTGTCTGAATCTTTGTCGTCCAGCCGGATGTAGAGATCGTCACGCCAGAAGAGCTTGCAGATGCCAGATAATACTCTGTAATGGATGAGACCCCTTTGCCCACTGCCCCGGCCGATCCATTGCTTCCCATTCGCCCTACAGAATACAAGATCGTGGTAGTGCCGTCCGTGTAAGTAATCACGGTTCTGGTCCAGAGGTATTGCCCTGCACTGACACTTGGCACCGAAGAGCTCCATGTCCCTGTCGGTACTGATGTTCCGCTGGAGGATGCCTGATAGGTTACTGCTGAGGATTTCACGCCACGGCCATCCTTTCCATCTGCTCCTGTCGCACCTGTTGGACCGGTAGCCCCATGAGTTCCGATGATCACTGGGGTTGTATTGACGGATGTCCCATTCGTATAGGTGATTTTTTCATAGTTCCACAAATACTTTTTCGATGTCGTTGTAGTCTGCATGGTAGTAGTCCATCCAGACGTTGCCGTTGTTACACCGCTGGCAGCCGTACTGGCCAGATAGTAATTGGTAATACTGGAAATCCCGTTCCCCTGGGCTCCTGTACTTCCAGTATTTCCATAAACACCAATCACCCGTTTCTCACTCTCCCGGAACGTCTCATCAGAATAAATGATTTTCTCATAGTTCCAAAGATATTTATTGGTCGTCGTCATGGTCGGCACGGACTTACTCCATGTAGAAGGAGCCGTGGTGTTTGAGGTGGACACCGCATAATACTCTTCCACTGCTTCAATCCCTACACCGTCTGCCCCGTCTTTCCCGTCTTCTCCCTTGATCCTGGACCAGGAATACTTGGCTGGGTTCGTACTATCGGCTGATGTATAATCTGTATACTGCCCGATGTAAAGTTTATTGGCACTGTCTGTTACGGAGAATCCGGTCTTTCCATCCGCACTGTTTGCATAGGCAATGTGAAGATATGGCGTTTTCCCATCTGCTCCCGCTTTCCCTGGAATCCCCTGGGTGCCGTCCGCTCCCTTGATCTTGCTCCATGCGTAATCCGTTGGATCTGTGCTGCCAGCAAGCTTCGAATCTACATACATTCCAATATAATCCCGGTCTGGATCCGATACAGAGAAATCTGTCCTTCCATCTGCGCTGTTGGCATAAGCGATATGGGTATAGCTACTTTTGCCGTCTACTCCCGGTTTCCCCTGTTCGCCTTTTTCTCCGTTCACTCCATTACGTGCAACGGAGTATTCCAACGTCTGGCTGTTGTTGGTATAGGTGGTGATCTTCCGGGTCCACAGATAGTCTCCCGGCTGTGTCTGAGGCGGATCTGTAAGCCATGCCCCCGTCGGAGCTTCCACTCCAGAGCTGCCAATCTGGTATGTAATCTCGGTAGATTTTACACTGACAATCTGATCTTTTAACTGCTCCATGATCTGCGTCACCTGGGATGTCGGATTCGATGTCAGGATCTTATAATTGGCAAGCACCCCGCTGTCCTGTCCGGAGACCGTATAATGATTACGCACTGACTGGATCCGGGCTGAAAGATAGACTTTTTCCTGGAACCGGTTATCCGCAATCTGCACGGTATCTCCGATATCCGCCCTTAGATCATACAGACTTGCTTCATACGTCACTTTCACATCATTCCGGCTCTTCAACTCTGTCAGTCCCCGGTTTAAAAGCTCGTTGGCATCATCTGTGTCGTACTCAAATGTCCCAACGATATAGCCGTCAAACTCGCCTTGCCCTTCATAGTCATATGCGCGGAACCGGGACCACTTATTCCTTGCCTCCCGGTCGTAAATCCGATGCTCGCCTTTCGGACTGAAATACCGCCCATCATCGTAGTTAATATCAGCAATCGTAAGCTTATTCCCATTCTCGTCCTCTTTCCCGTAACACCGGATACAGGTAATCAGATCCTCGATGCTCCCGGACCGGGACAGGGAGATCAGGTTGATATTATCGATGAAACGCTGCTGGGTCTTATCTTCCCCCAGTGTCTTGTAAATGTTGATGACCTGCTTTGTCACCTTTGTGCCTTTCATTTCAATGGCAAACTCGCATTCCGCGTCAAACTGGTTGCACACATCCCCGATCCGGGTGAGCTGGCTGTCTGTAGTCCCCTCAAATTTGGTCGCCCGTTTGTAACTGGCCACTTCATTGATTCCGATTTCCCAGCCGGAATCGTGCAACACTACGCTCAGCGTATCCTCAATGGATCTTGCTGTATAATCCCACGGAACGGCATACTCATTGATCAGATCCAATCCGATATCCTCACAGTGAACGGTCCATTCTTCATCTCCTTCGATGGACATGATTGTATACAGCCGATCCTTGCCATACTTATCCCGGAACGCAATATAATTTCCCTCTGTGATATATACGGAATCCGGATGCCGGGGATCCGTCGTAAAATCATAGGTCCCCACCGCACTGTTATTTGTGATAGAGATCTCCTGTCCCAGACTATCCCCGCTGTCATCAATGGGAAGTGTCTGTGGCAAATCTGTGGACGGGGTACACAGCACGTGCATATCCCGTCCGATAATAAACCATTGCATTAAATCCACCTCTCTTGGTATGTAACTTCCACATCCGGTACGGACGCAAAACTGGATGTAATGATTCCCAATGTATGTTGGCCCGGAGGGAGAAGAAGGGGCTGACTGCCAATATCCACCACATCCGTATCATAAGCATCATTAATATAAACACTTCCGGATGCCCCGTCTATTTCTACAATATCTCCATTGGAAAAATAGTTCGGGATATCCTCATACCGCTCGACATTATGCTTTATCACATGAAGTGCGCGCAACACATTGTTTTCGGTATGAAAGTGATCTTTATAAGCTGCCCCATACCATGTAATTTTTCTCAGCTCCGCCTCCGGGTTATCTACATAAAACGTTTTGCAGATACCGAAATTATTGAACCGGATCGTAACCTGGTTTCCTATTTTTTCCGCTGTAACAGCAGGACCATAATCTCCTCTTGCTGTAACTCCTTTTTTTGCCATTGGGAATGTACTGTCCGTATGCCATACATTTTTATTACCGATAAATACCGCCATGTAATAATACTCGTTTACCGGAGAAGTATCTTCAAAAATAATAGAACAGATAATGTCGTCATGTTCATCGATCATTGTCACGGAAGTATGCCCGACTTGTACACCTTTGAAAACAGCCCCATCCGTATTAAAGTCAAAACGGTACGCAACTTTCCAGTTGACCGGATATTTGTTATTTACATCTTTCGGAACTATTTTGGTAAGGGATGCCCCATGCCAAGAATTACCACTTCCATAGTCCTTTGTCGTCGCATAGCCTTCATTGGTACTCTCTTTTACATATTTAACAACACCATTCTGCAACCGCTCAGATGTAACCGGCGGGGTGATCCCCTGGTTTACTAACCACCCTTTATCTTCATACAGGTGGTCATCAAACAGCTTCACCGACTCCTCATAATGCTTTCCGTCTGCCTCTTCCGGTTTCCCGATCTGATAGAACCGGTCTCCCAGGGTAAACGCGATGTAACCGTTATCTGACTTCATGGTGATTTTGATATTAATAGGAACCGGTTTGGAACCATTGTTTTCCAGTGTAATCTGTGAGGAGTCGTAATTCTTGGCCGTTTTCTCTGTGACAGAATATTTATATGGATCTGCACAATAGAGTGTAAAACTCCCAGTGACATTCAGGCGACCGCTGTCCGGTTCCTCGCAGTTTGTTTTTGTTCCGATAAAATACCGGTCATCCTCATCGTGGAACGTGATCTTCATCTGCTCCTGATCCAAAATCCTGCTCAGTTCATTGAACTTTTCCCGGAAGTCTTCCGGAGAATTGCTCAGGATTTGGTAATGCACCGTAATCTCCCTCGGAACATCCCTTTTGTACTGATACCTCGTTCCGTTTTGATTTCCAATCTGGATCTCCGTAAGCTCAGACTCCAGCAGTTCCCGGCCTTCCGTGTAGAGAGTGCGGTAGCCTGGTAACAGTTCTTCTATATACTCTCCATTCACACTGATTGCCTCGGAGGGCAGCGTGGTGTCTGACTGTGATTCTGTGATGTCTATAAACTTGTACATATGCCCTCCTTACTTAATCCCGTGTTTCCGATTGTTCTGCTTATCCAGCTTTTCCAGTTCCTTTTGCGTGTACACCGCTGTGGATTTCGCCACCTGCTTTCCGTCAATCTCAGACACAACATAGATTGTGTAAGTGGCGTTTGTGTTCCCGTACTCATAGTCATCGTTTAAGGAAAGCCCCTCGGCTCCCGCAAAAGAAAGCGTCGGATTCTTCATCTTAGGTATTACAAGAAGATCTGCCATTGCGTTCCTTGTGTCTTTTACCTTACTTAGGATTCCATTGACCCAGCCTTCTCCCCAATAGGCACCAGATTTTTCTGACACTCTGGACGGACTGTGAATTTTGGCTTTCGCCCGTATTGCCGCATCGGCCGCTGCCGCCAACTGTGCCGCTACACTGCGAACCGTCCCCAGTGTGGATCTCATACCATTTGCAAGCCCCTGACCAATATAACGACCACTGGCATAAGAAGAATTACCTGCTGAACGCAATGCAGATGAAATCGAACTTGATATGCTTCTCGCTGATGAAATCGCCTGATTTCCACCAGACCGAATTCCTGAATTGAATTGGTTCATTGCGTTATTAACAGTAGATGGCAATTTGTTTAGTCCAGATTTTACTCCATCATTAATATTATTTCCGATGTTTCGTCCTGCTGTTTTTGCCTTACTTTCTGCGTTGGAAAAGGACTTGATAAAAGAATTAATCGCTGATTTTGCTTTACTTCCCAACGCATCCAGTCCCTCGTTTACGATATTCAACGAACTTTTCATACTTGAAATCGAACTTTTAGCTGACTTCGCATTTTTCGCAATGGACTTCATGGATGAGTTGACTGCTTTCAGTGCAACAGACATTGCCGCAACCCCGACCGCTGCCGCCGTCATTCCAAGACCAAAGGCCGCAATTCCAACGGTTCCAGCCGCTGCCGCTACTCCAAGCGCAACAACCGACGTACTAAGTAAAAGTATTACTGCGCTTAGCGCTGTTGCAGCCGCCAGCATTGCTGTTAATGAGGCAGCACTGGTCATAGCCCCTGTTGCGACCAACGGAAGTGCGGCACCTAGAATTGTTGCAGACGTAGCAACCAAAGTAAGTCCCGCACCAAGCAATGTCGCACCTGCTGCTAAAGCAAGTACCCCGGCTGAGACCACTACTACCGCCGCTCCAACCACTGTAAGGCCTGCACCTACTGCCACAAGCCCAACTCCTAACGCAACACTTGCAACACCAGCCGCAGCCGCACCTACTGAAAATGCAAGCATGGCTGCTCCAAGGGCGGCAATCGATATCGCTCCTTGTGTACCATATTGAACCACCGTTGGAAGTACTGCTGCCACCACAGCCAGCGCCGCACTGGCGATCAGTGCACCAGTGGCAACTAATACTATCGCCGCACCAAAAGCGATAAATCCAACTGCACCAGCTGTAAGAGCTGGTCCCAAAGCCGCCGCCAGCACCATCATACCAGCCATAGCTACGACCATGCCTGCCATCACTGCAATCGCTGGCGTGCCAGCATTGACCAGATTAATAGATGCGGATGCCATGACATACATTCCTGCCCCTGCAATCAAAACCGCGGCACCAAATGCAATCATTCCGATCGATGCGGCAGTTAACTTTTTTCCAACTACAGAAGCAACGACCATCAGAGCGCCAATCGCAGCCACCATACCGAACATTGTGACAATCGCTGGGGCACCAGCATTTGAAAGAGCTATTGCTGATTGTGCAAGCACTGCAAATCCAGTGCTAATTAACAACACAGATGCTCCTAATGAAAGCATAGCAGTGCTTAGTGCTTTTAATTTTGCAGGGCCTATACTAACATTTTTAATCATTACCATCATTCCAGCTCCAAGCGCTCCTACAGCTGCAACAAGTCCAAACATAATTGCAATAGCTGATCCACCGGCATCTGAAAGCGCTACTGCGGATTGTGCCAATAGATAAAATCCACCGCTAATTAATGAAACTCCAGCTCCAAGCATCATAAACGCCTTTGCGGATGAAAGTATCTTTTTAGAACTTCCGGAACTTGATTTTCCAACTGCGTCTTGCCCTTTTGAAACATTTTTCAAATTGGGAGATAGCTTTTCGAGTCCCGATTTTGCTAATTTTCCTATTGCACTTCCGAATCCAATAATACCAGGTGTAACACTTTTTACTATCTTAAACCCTTTATATGCAACCACTGCCTTAGGTAGTTGGGTGATTAATTTTGCAATAATATCTGAATGTTCTTCTAAAAATCCAGCAAATGTAGTAAGTGCTCCTTTTGCTGAATTAATAACGTCAGAAAAATTTTGAATACTTTCTGTACTTCCAAATGCACCTGTCAGTTTTCCAAGCTCAGATGTAATAGAGGAAAGAGCATCTCCAAATGCTGATCCGACTTCACTTGCAGCGCTTGACAATACGTCCCAGTATGGCTTAATTTTATCCAAACCAGAAGTTAATTTTGCCGCAATTTTCTCTCCATCCAGTTCTCCAACTTTATCTACCAGCTTACTTATTGCTTTAATTCCAACGGCAGATAGCGTATCAAATGCAGGCTGAAGTTTGTTCGCCGCAGTTTCCGAAAGCCCATCCATTGCCTGACCCACTGTTTTATACTCGGTAGCAAGCTTGGTAAATGCGTCATTCGTTCCCACTGCTGATATCGCATCAAAAAAATCCTCGGTAGCCAATTTCCCGTTTTGTACATCTTTTATCAAAGACTGAGTAGACTTTCCCATTTGTTTTGCAACCGCTGAAATTCCAGCCGGGGTTTGTTCCAACATTAACTTGAAATCTTCCCAAGCTACAGTAGGTTTTGCCGCCATTTGTGTCGCCTGCTGGGAAAGCGTCTTCATAGCTTGAGTTGGGTTTTCTGCCGCTGCTGCCAGTCCTCCAAATCCTTTTACCAACTTTGTTGTATTCTTGGTTCCAACAGCTTCAAGCTGGGCAAATGTCGATGCCATATCCGATGAACTATAGATTGTAGCTTCCGCAAAGTCCTGAAGTTCCCCTTTTATGGATTTAATTTCGGCCGCTGTGTGTCCGTTCATTTCCATGTTGCCTTGAAAGGTTTTCCAAGCAGCTCCAGCACTATTTAGATCCCCAATTAAACCACTTACTCCACTGCTAACAACATCAAATGCTTTCTGTCCGGCAGCCATCATCATTCCAAATCCCAGACCGCTTGTGAGAGTGCTTTTCAAGTTATCGACATATCCAGATGCCGCTTTCATGGTTGATGAAAATCCTTTATCTGCTGCCGACAATATCGCTTTTATACTAAATGATTCCGACATCCGTTCACTCTCCTTTCTTTAGAAGCTTTCCAATCCCGGAAAAACGGCTTTGCTTTTTCTTTCTGCGCTGTTTCACTCTGGCAAGCTCTGCATCATAATCGAAAAATTGCTGGAACTTTTTATAAACAGGTTTGGATCTGTTCTTTCCAGTCTTCTTCTCCGCCCTCACTACAAAATTCAAAAAAGCCTGCCTATGCTCATGGAGATTCTGATCCAGCATCTTCAATTCCAAAGACTCCATCATTACCTCGTACTGTGCAATCGTGAGCTGATCCACCTGATCAAATGATGTAAAGCCCAAATACCGGAAACAGTTCACCGCAATTTCCCGGTACTGATCCTCAAATGTTAGATCTGGTCCTGCTCCTGCTTCTCCTTCTCTTCCGCAATCCGCTTCTTCAGACGTTCCACGATCTTCTTCGTAACATTTGCTTTCTCTAAAAAATCCAGCGTAGCCTCAAAAAGCTCATCGATGTCCGTGTCCGGATCTTCGATATAGCTGTCTAACAGCGATTTTGTGACTCGAGGGTTCTGCCCTTTATTCGCCAGATCCAGTGCCGCTACCAGATCCTCCGGGTCCCCATCTATAATCCCTGCAATCATGTATGTCGCACCAACATCTTTCTTCTTATCAGTTGCATTGTTGATCTTTTCCGAGACAGTCTTGTTTGCTTCTCTCAGAAATCCCATGCCAAAGTTAAACTGATACACCTGTCCATTGATCGTTAATTCCATCATCTTTCTTTACCTCCATAAAAATAACAGGGGCTCATCACCCCTGCCTACGCTCCTGTTTTCTGTGTGTCTTTGAACACATATGCCGCAATCTCCTGCTGATCTGTTGTTACTGTGACATCTCCGGAAACACCCGTACCGTTGATACCGAACGTCAGGCTGATCTCAACAAAATCTTCCGCAGAAGAGGATCTGCCAATCTCTGTAAGATATCCCTGGAAGTACATTCCTTTGAACTTGTTATCGCCTCCAGACGCCGGTTCTTCCAGATTTGCCTCCCAGATCTCGATCAGTTCATCATTATCCATAGCCTCTTCCAAATCGTCCACCAGCTCATCCTCTTTCGCAAGGATAGATGTGGCAGTAATCTCCGTTTCCGACGCCCCCGGTGTCCGGATCGGTCCATCTTTTGTTTCTGTCGAATCGGCATCTTTGCTCTTTGTACGCTCATTCTCTGTCGTAAAAGCTAAGGCAACACCGTTGTTCGTAGCAGCCTTTGATGCAATCCTGTACAGATAAACAATCTTCTTTCCAGATACCGCTTCTGCAAACATCTGAAGCGGATTTTCCTTAAACTCCGGCACCGCATAATGCTTTGCCATCTTCTTCATCATTTCCATTGAAAACATGATTTTACCTCCTATGAAAACTTAAACTCCACTTCCAGCAATCCATGAAGAAGCGGAATCTTTGTTGTGTTGTCCGGCCGAATCCGCTGATCTACATTTCGTATATTCCATGCGAAATTTGCCGTATGTTTCAAACTGTAGCAGACCTGCTTGATATTCAGCAGCATCTCTGATACCGTTCCACGCTGCTTCGGGTTGTTATGCCAGACATGGATTGTCTGGTACACATTCCCAAATACAGCCGTCTTATTCGGATCATCAATCTGCTGATTGTCTGCGATATATATAAAAGGATACGGCGTGTCCTTCGGTGGAAGGAACGTGTCATACACGTCGTATCCCTTTTTTCTTAACTGTACTAATAACTCTGTAAAGAGCTCCTGCTGTGGGTCGATAATATCACCTCACCAACTTATCCATATCTTTCTTAAATTTCTCTTTCTGCTCGTTGAAAGCGGGCTTCAGGTATGGCTGTGCCTCCATGAAACGGGTGCCGAGTTCTGCATAAGGGGCATACTCGGCTTTTGGTTCCACCTCTGCGACCATGCCAGTGTCCTTAATGTCGATACCGATACTTCGTTTTAGTGTTCCTGTATCTACCGGAGCATTTCTCTGAGCTTTCTCCTGCATCTCAGCCCCATTGTGCCTGACAACACGCTTCACATCATCCAGACGCACATTCTTTTTCAGTTTCTTCTGGAGCTTTTCCATACCAACAATCTTAATGTCGCTCATCATTGCACCTCCGATACTACAAATGTGTGCTTTGTCCGAAGCCTGCGGGAGAAGTCAGCTTGATACACTTTCTCCCCTACCCGGATACGGTCAAAGGGCTCCTGATAGAGATTCTGGAGTTGGATCGTGAGACTGTCCTGCTTCGGACCGTCATAGACCAGTTTCAGCATCTCCGTACCGGTATCCATGACAGATGCATACCGCAGAGTCTCCTCTACGGTATCATTGCCATAGTTTCCGGTATTCGGATCATACTCGCCTGATATGACTTTCTGGAAATATATAGGGGTGTCGTATCTCACAGGAACCTCACCTTCCCTTTTTTGTTTTCTTTCTGACTGTCAAGATATGCCTGAATGTCATCGATATACGGTTCAAAGTCATTATTCGAAAAAGAAAGGCTCTCTCCCTCAACCGTGTGGGAAGAAAGCCCCTCTGAGCCGATCCGGTTAAACCGCATGATAGAAACATCTGTTACAATATAATTCAATGTATCCGGCACATCCAAACCACCTAAAAGGACCTTAAGCCTGCTTTTTGTGGCTAATACGATAATACTGATCTTGGAATCCATGGACGTATCATCTTCCCCAATTCCAAGCAGTTCCTTAATGTCTTCCAGCATACGGTCACCTCCTTATTCCCATGTGACATTTTTAAAGTTGAAAGTTACGACCGGGGAATTATCTACCTCCACCGTAAATGCATCCTCCTCGGAAACCCGGAAAACAATTTCCGGATCAAACGGCATATCCTCTTTTTCCGGTGCTGCGACACCATTTTTCTTTAAAGTCATAGTTGTTCCGGTCTTGGTAAGCTTGAACGGAAAATAATATCCATTTTGTTCCTCTTCATCGCTGGAAAATTCTACGTATTCGGTAACATGCTTTAGTGTTCCGTATACGCTTCCATCTGCATAAACACGCAAATCTTCTCCTGCCATATCAGAGACTTTCTTACCTAACAAGTCCCGACCTGCCGGAAATAAAGTCATGATGTCGGGACTTATTATTCCCCCGGGTTTACCACTGCGGTTACATCTCCAGAGCGAATTGCTTTATAATTCTGATCTGCTTCTACAACGGTAATGTGATGTCCGCTTGTTGCGACAATTTCTGATTTTCCATCCCATTTCGTCCATGTCTTCACGTCCATGCCATAAGTCACCTCTGTAGCTGCGGAGGCATTTGTCTTGTACTTATATACATTATTAATGGACGCCATCTGCGGATCTACTGTCAGCTTTGTTTTTCCTGCTTCGCTTCCAGCCTCTGATTTTACAGTCAGTGCTCTAAGTGTCTGCGTATCCGATTCTCCAACTGCAATATACGAAATAGCATCCAGATACTCGGCAAACAGTCGCACTCCCATAATTGCAAACATATCAGAAATTGCTCTCTCATATGTGCCCTGCGCATGGAATCCAATAAATCCAGTCTCAGAGTCCACGGTATAAGCAAGTCCTGCTTTCACAAATTCGGAGTCTGCCGGATCCACATAGTATGCAACCAGGTTATTCAGCGGCGTAGCAATGACTGTATTCTCCGGGATCTGAGATGAAATGAAACAAATATCAGCCCCGAGGAAATTTTTAATATAATTCATGCCGAATGCAGTTTGAGTTGAAATGTCAGCTGCACCAACATATTTATAGACATCTAGTGTATTTACCCATACAGCTGTTCCCGTTGCCGTTCTCTTCATTTTTTCGAACTTATCTTTCACTCTTCCGATAGCCATAGCAATTGCCATCTGCCAGGTACTCTCGTGTCCTACCAGAGATCCCATCTTCAGCTGAGTGTAAAACTTGTCCAGAATCCGGTTCTGGAGGTCAGCTTTGAACTCGGCATCGGTCTGGTCTACTGCTGTATCGTAGCCTTTCTCAGCAATCGCCTCAAGAGAAACACCTTTTCTGTACTTCTCGATCTTAATTGTATCGAAATCTTCCTCTTCTACCTTGTACTGGGACAGCGGAATCTCATCGCCCTCCGCTACATCCCCGGACTGCAGCGTACCGGTTACTTTTTTTACCTTCAATACAGTTCCATTCGCCTTCTTGATCATCCGGGAAATCCCCATAACATCCAGCAAGGCCTGCATATTCTTTCCGAAGGAAGTAACGAAGTCAATCTCCCTCGCCCTCACCTGGATCTGAGCCTGTCCCGTCATACCGGTAGGCGCCGCAAACACCTGCAGACCTAATTTTCTTACATCATGCATAATTTTCCATCTCCTTTTTACTCAAATAAATCCATGTGTTCCGCAATCATTCTCTGACGTTCAGAAGGGTTCTTGATTGCCAGAATCTGCTCTCTGGTAACGCTGCCTTTTCCTCCAGTTCCGCGCTTCGGCGGATTGCCTTTCAGTTTATCCTTGACAGCATCCTGAACAGCATCTCTAAACAATTTTGCAAATGCCTGAACCGTATTTTTTGTATCCTCTGCGTCTGTACTAACCAGATGTGCCAGAATCTCATCTGGAATGTTGATTTCCTCTTCTGCAAGCATCTTTCTTGCCGTCTTAGACATCTCTGCCAGAGTATCCTTCTCTTTAAAAGCATTCAGCTCCTTTTCCATCTGAGACATTCTGTAAGCTGCTTTTTCTTCATTGGTCATTTTCGCCAGTTTCTCAGCCTCAGACAGTTTGTCATCATGAATGTCTTTCCACTTTTTCTGCGCATTCGACACCGCTGTATCGATGGCTTTTTGTACTCTGCGGTCAAACTCTGCCTGATTCCCTTCCTGTTTCAAGAAATCGTCAAAAGAGAGGTGCTCTGCGCCTTCCCCGCCAGATCCTGCGCCGCTATTTCCGCCTGTGCCGCTGCCATTTCCAGATTCTCCGGATCCACCACCTTCACCTTCTGCGAATAACTGCAGGTACCTCATTGCTTCAAACACTTTATCTTTCATTGAATCTTTCCTTTCTGCCCCGGCCCATTCATTTAAGCCCAGGCCATTGCATCGGATCATAGTTTAACGTCATCTCGGACACGTCTGGTTACTCAATCCGGACATAATCCGGAAACTCATCGGCGATCATACAGATGCCAATGAAAAAGGAATCAACCAGAAGCTTTCCTGCTTCCGACAGATTCCCGTAATGTATATCAGCCCTTCCGGGCGATATCTCACATTGAATTTTATCTTCTGTCAAATCGTTCACCGACTTGATCAGGGTCTGCGTCAGTGCCGTCACACCGGCGCACACGATGTCCTTTCCGGCTTCCGCATATCCCGCATGACCGGAAACAACAATCCTGTCCTTTCGGACTTCTACCACAATCATAGGCATCCAACCTCCTGAAATGCTTTCAGCATCTTCGGAAACTGAATTGCAATCCAATCCGTAATTTCTTCTGACCGTCCCCATGCTTCAACATTTCCGCTGTTATTCCACAGACCGCTTTCATACAAAAATCCGTGAATAACCTCATGCCGAAGAACTTTTTTTGAATAAGATTTTAAGTCCTTAATACTCATATCATCTTTTTCAAAAATACCGACAACAATCTCTTTAATAGAATGGTCAATATATCCATCAGCATTTTTAAGTTTCGGTTCGTCCTTTTCTTCTCGGAAAAACACTTTATATTCAGTTCCTAAAATATTTACTGTATCTTTCATCATTCCACCTCTTCGAGATCTTCGTCATCCATGTAAATGCAAATATCTTCAATGACATTCTTCTGTCCTACTATCATATATTCTCCAAACGTGTTTATAAAATCGTGAAGCTGAAATTTTGTAAACCCGTCTTTGTCTATCTGTGGCATTCTTGGTTTTAAGGCTTCTCCTCCATTTGAAAGTATCCTTTTGTTGACTTCATCATATTGGCGGTAAAATATTTCCGCTCCAAATGGTGTTAGTTTTACCTTTATCTCACTATTTAGATTTATTTTTTTCATTTGCCACTCCTCTTTCTTAAAAATGGGTATAAAAATACCACCGGCCATTTCTGACTGGTGGTATCTACATTCATATAACAAGTAAAAAGAAGCCTTCGGCTGGAGCGTCACTCCCAGCATCTCTTTTGCCCATTGCATAAAGCATGTGGCGCATGACGACGCATTTTTCACCTCGAAGACCTCTTTTTATTATACCTAAATTATAACAAAATTATTCCTTTTTGTAAAGAATCGTCTTGTTCTTTAAAGTTTTTCTCCATGTCGTTTCTCCTATATGCCAGAACGTCATGATAGAATTTTTATATTCTTCCGGATCACCTTGTACTTTGATCCTAAGAACTAATTTGAACTTTTCTCCTCGTTCCTCAATCTCTTTCAGAACAACAGCTGTATTTGGCTTATTAGCTTCGATGATATAATCTGGATTACTGATGATTTCTGGAATATAGCTATAAAATCTTTCATAGTCATTCGGATGTCTTTCTTTAATATGCTCTATCCGCTCATCTGTAATAATAACTTCATCTGTCACAATATCCTTCGTAATGCACTTGTAAATATCACGATCAATTTTCCCCACTGAATGCACTTGAATATCCTCTTTCGTACTCGATGAATTCATCATACCAGAACTACCCGACTTTTCAACGGATTTTTTCTTCTTTTTCAGCTTATTCCACTCTTCCGTGGTGCCGCCTTTGTCCAGAAAATCCAACCAGTTTTCAAATTCTTTTCTGTCTATATACGGAGTAACATCGCACCTGCAATTTGGATGCATAGGAGCTGCATTTGTCCCCGGAAGCATATCCTTTACCCTAAAATGCTTTCCATCAAGCGCTCTACAAATCGGGCACGCTGTTCCCTCTGCCATGAACTCGTATTCTTCAAACCCATTTTCCTCCATTGACCGCTTAGATGCTTCGGATTGCACTCTTGCCATTTCTGTTCGCATCAATCGCTCAGCGTTATACTGACTTACTCCAAACCTCTCCTTCAAGTGTCGAGCCAATACACGAGGATTCTGCCCCTGTATAAGACCGGTCTGTAGCAATTTGTCCAGCTCTGATTTTAGCATCCCTTGATACATCCAGATCCGGTCGGAGAACGTAGCATTGTGGAAAGATGCGTTCACGATAGCATTGGCTGCCTTCGCATTGTTTTGGACCGTCTTGCCCAAAATGCCAGCCTGCCGTTCGAATTCAGAAATCGTCCGCTCTGTCAGGATCTCATTGTAATACTTCTGGAGCTCATCGAATCCCGCTACCATCTCCAGTCCGATCTGCGCTTTCAGGAACTCCAACCGGTTCACCTTCATAGTCATGTTGTACAGTCGCATTTCCTCATTGGCCTGTTCCGAAAAGTCCTTTTCTTTCACATACTTTGCTGCTTTCCGTCCAAGAGCTTCAATATCCGCTTTTGCAGCACGTTTCCTGGCATCCGCCATTGTAATGCCCTCTTTCTTAGCATACTTCCCGTAGAATCCGTTGATCTCCTTCTCAATCTCATCAATCATATTCTGATAGATCGCCCGGATCTGCTTCTGATATTCTGCTTCATCCCGGATATTATGCTTCCTCTGCTCCGTCTCCCGGTTCTTCCAGTACGTCTGACTGTCCATCCGCCGCACCTCCAAACATCTGCCTCATGACTGCATCATCCTGGCTTTCCGTCTCTTCCTCTTCGATTCTCTTCAACTCATCGTCCACATTATCCACAATGGACAGTGTTCCGAGCTGAGTTTTCTTCGAAACAATCCCTTCCAGATTTCCTGCGATCTGGGTTTCTTCCAAGACATTCGCCGGAAAGTTTCTCGTAAAGATCGGCTTCACCTTCACCCAGTCATCTTTGAGCATACCGGATACCGGATTGCTGAATATCAGCATATACCTCCGATTCATTCCGCTGTTGAACTTCCGCTCCTTCGTCTTGGCCAAATTGCTCATTGCCTGAAGCTTATATTTTAAAGCAATCCCAGAAGAAGTACCGAAGTTCTCGTCTGAGATATCCGCCACCATGCTGATCTGGAAGATCAGGCGCTCCAACCGATCAATCAGATGCTCCTGAGTGGTGTCGCCGTCCGGCTTCTGCAAAAAGTCCACGATCATCCGATCTGCGTCTTCATCAAAATTGATGATTCTGTCGTCACGGATATGCTTTATCTCTTCTTCATCAAGCATCGCACCCAATATTTTCATATATGCATCCGCAAAGTAATCCACATCATTGGCCTTCTCAGAAATCGCTTTATTATATGCATTGATCATCGTCAGAACTGGCTCAAAAATCCCCTGCTCTTCTGCATTCTCCCGGTACTCTGTGGCTGGTACTCCAGCGAAGCCATGCACATTTTCATGCTCATCCAGGAACTGTATTTTCCCTTTCTGGACAAAGTATCTCACCTTCTCTTCATCGGATACGCTGCCATGAAGGACGTTATTCGAATCCAAATAAGTCCGCACAAAATACCTTGGGCGTTCCAGAACAGAGTCATCATAGACCATGAACGCTTCCTGCGGATCCAGATAAGTGATACCTATCTTTCCCTCTTGATCTACGTAATACATTTCATATCCCTTGCCGTATATACTACATATTTTCGACAGCTCGGCATTGTTGTCGTCCTGGTCATTATACTGATCTAGTAACTCAACATAGTCCGCAATCTTCTTATCATCGCACTGCAGCTTGACTGGAATTCCAATAAAAAAACCGTTCATTGTATCTACGATGTACTTTGCAAAATTCACCGCAATCCTATTATCCGGTTTATACTTCGGCTTTGGTGGTTCCCTGAAAATGGGATACTCCGTCATGTATGCGTCCATAAGTGGCTTGTACCGGAATGTCGCCTCCGCTGCATGCAGGGCAAGGAATCTTCCGAGTCTGTCTTCATCAAGTATTTCGTCATCTTCCAATCGAAACATGCTTAAATTCCTCCTTTCACCCTATGATATCCTGTCTTTGATTTTCTCCAGCCTTCAACACCATATCGAAGCGCCGCCATTGCGTCATCTTGAAACGAAACCGGTTCATCCAGATACTCTCCCGTTTTTTCATCCTTTTTCCACTTCCACTGCTGCAGTTCCTTTATGGTATTTGTACAGGACGGATGTACATAAATCATCCTTTTGATTACCTTGTCTTTTCCGACAATACCTTTCAACCAGTCAATCTGTGCAGACTGGTATTTCTTTTCCGTCGTATGCTCTTTACTCACAGCCCTTGCCCGGAATCCCGCTGTCCTCCAAGCTTTTATTCGGTCCGGTTCAGCAGAATCACACCACATTGTTCTTTTTGCAGGAATCCCCGCTTTGATGGCCAATGGGATAATCTCTGCAGTCTCTTTTTCAAAGACATAAATCTCTTGAAGAATATAAATATTCCCATCCTTTACGCCCAGAAGAAGGATTGCATTTGCATGGTTAAATCCAAAATCCTGCCCGATTGCGATATCGTCATAATAGTCTATATTCTGGCTGATATTTTCAACTTTCCAGTTATGCAGGATGAGACCGCCTACCTCGCCCCATTCCCCTAGGCCATAAATCCGATATCCTTCCGGATCTACCTCTTTACGCCGTGCCATGCGGGCATGATATGCAGCATCGATAAAACGGTTATCCAGATATGTGCTGTGATGCGTCAACACGTTCTGGTCTGGAACATCAAAAAAGACCTTCTTGATCCAGTGATTCCTGTTCACCGGATTGAAGGTCATCCGTATCTGATAAAACTGCCCCGGGGGAAGCTCTCCCCTGAGACGGTCATCTATAATCTCAAAATCTGCTTGAGTAATCTCTGTTGCTTCTTCAATCCACACATCTGTCAGCTTTCCTTTCTGGAATGTGATGGATTTCAGTTTCTCCCGCTGTTTCTCGTCATTCACTCCACGGAAGATGATCTGGTTTCCGTTATGCCGGCAGGTAAGCTGTAGCGGGCTTTGCTTGATGTTCCAATACCTGTCCGCCCGATCTCCGAACATCCGGTAAGCAGCACCTGTCAACTCGGCATAAGTACTGTCTCGGTTCGTGATGTCTGATTTCCGGATACAGACCAGGTTTCTGCCCTTGTCCTCCATGAGCCGTAGCAGATAGTGCTGTGCAGTATCCATGCTCTTCCCTGATCCGGCAGAACCCTTCATCACAATATAACGCTTCTTGCTCTGATCCGGTTCCTTAAAGCAGGGATTCGCTTTGACCGCTATGTTCACGATGAATCACCGTCACCATAATCAATCGTGATGTTCAGCTCCATATCGGCATCCAGCTCCACACGTTCCTTAAACATCCCCAGGTGCTTTCCAATATCCACAAGTGCCGATTTCTTATCATACAATTTTACCTCTCGCTCCGTCCCAAACTCGTTCGGTTTGATCTTGATCGACTGGATGCAGGCAAGGTCATCTTCTGACGCGTCGGCCTTAATCTTTGCTGTATCCGGATCAACAACATCCGTGATCTTTGCAAATCCGATCCGCGCTAGTTCTTGGAGAACTCTGTCCTGATTAATGCCTGTCCGCCGGGATCTCTCGGCCATTGCTTTTGAAATAGCTTCCGAAACTCTAGTTTTCCCTAGTAATTCATGCCCTATTTTATCTGCATTCTTTGAAGAATACCCTGCTCTGATGGCAGCCTGAGTGGCATTTAAGTCAATCAGATACTCCTCCACAAATCTCTTCTGTTTTTCTGTCATTCAGGCTCACCTCCTTGCATAAGAAAAGCACCCCGAAGGGTGCTAACTACTAACTTTAATTTTCAATCTCATAACTTTTCATAAAAAATTTTATGAACTTTAATCCAAATGATGTAATTCTATATGATTCACTTTTGGGAACATTTTTAATCCTTTTTAATTTAGGATCTTTCTTTCCTTTAGCAATATCTTCAACATATTTAATAACATTCTCAATATTCTCATATATTTTTTCTTCATTTTTACTCTGAATTAATCCCAAACGCTCAAGCTTTTCTCTTATCATACCTGCTTGTGAATTATCAATTTGGCATTCGTTCATTAGTTTGTATATATCATCATTGTCATCCCGCTCTATATATGTCGATGCATATAGTTTTAGCAATCTCAAGTCCAATAAGTTCAACTGTGAAAGAGTGTCATAAAACATAAGAACCACATCTTCCTGCCAATTAATCCCTCCCGCTATATTAGTAAGTCCATTCACAATTAATCCAATCTTTTCTTCTTGCTTTTCACTTTGAACAAAATCTGAAACCAATGGAAAAAAATCATACCTAAACTTCTTTCTCATTTCAGTGTCCAACTTCTCTAAACGTTCATTAAACTCACGCTGTCTTTCGTAAATAAGCGATATATACTTCTCCCAATTACGTTCCCAGCGCCTTTGCTGATATGCAACCATAATGCCTCCAATTCTAGGCGACAACATGCTAAATGCTCCACTTGTAGCTTCCAGAACAGTACCTTTCAGCATTTCCTCTGCCAACTTTGGAATAGCATCTTCTGCCAGAACTTCTCCCATTACACCTTTAGTAGCACTTATCAAATCTTGTATTTTATTTTCCAATCCTAATTCCTCCCTCTCCTCACACCAAAACCCACTTTTATAATATTTCATCTTCTGGCAACTTTCAAGAAAAACGCTCCACACTTTTTTGTAGAGCGCCTTTCTTGTATGTAGTGTTCGAGGGAGAAAATTGTCTGAGCTCAACAGCCCATCCAGAAGTGCTTCATCCACTTCTTTCAGCATATACTATAGCAATTTAAATCGTGACATGTGTGACATTCGTGACAAACTTTATTTTTGTCTCATAAATCTTTCAAATTCTTTTTTTACACCATTCTCTGTACAATTCTTACCCATCAAAGTAGCCACTTCTTCCCAGCTCAGCCGGTTGAAAAACTTGTACCGGATAATCCTCTGCATCCGGAACGGAATCTCCTTCATCCATTCTTCCACTCCAAGCTTCAGATCCGAAGCTACCTTCCTCTGCTCTTCCAGAATCCGCTTCTCTCTTGCCAGCGTAAAGGCATCTGCTGCCGTCTCAACCGATCCGTCCAGGCTAAAAGACCGCTCTTCGTACGGCCAGTCTGGATTACTCCCCCGAACCTTGTCCTGAACAAACCTCTTTTTCTTCTCCAGCTTCTTGATCTCTGCTTCTGTCTCCTTGATAAACTCGCAGGCATCTATGTAGTCTTCAAGAATCTTTTTGTCCATCGGCATCACCTCCAATCCCAAACTTCTTCGCCATGTACTGTGCAACATCAACCGACTTATACGGCTGACGATTGAAGTTCTTCCTGGCATCCTCCCGCACATCCGTCTCCAGGCAGTCATAGTGATTCGCTGTATCAATCTTCTTTTCGTGTTCCATCCTGTTTCGTTTCAATTTCTGCTCCTTTCCGGGCGGTATGGATCTGGTGCCTCTATTATTTTCCATCCCCTTATCAAATTTGATGATGGATAAAATATCTGAGGATATTGGTCTACCCAAAATTCCGCAAGTGTCTGCAGAGAAACATCACTCTTTTTACCCATATCAATACCTCCGCTTCGCTTCACTCAGACTTGCCATGCGTCTTTTTTGAAGATCCTCAAAGAACTTCGCATTCGCATTTGTTACTTTGTAGCACATCTTCTCGCCGAAAAATATGATGTATATATCAGTAGCAAGCTCATGAAGCACCGTTGTGTATTCTTTTGTCATCGCGCAGCCACCCAGCGTAGGGCTTCCATCTTCAGTGACGTCAAATCCAGTACAAGTGCTCCACCATACTTGCGGAAACACTACGGCATCTATTTCCGCATATGTATACTTATTGTTCCTTTTCTTCTCTTCGAAGATCTTCAAAAACTCTTCATCTTGAGATAATGCTACTATTGCTTTGTACTCAATCAGTTCCAAGTTCGGATATCTTGCATTCACAACACCACGCTCCTATCTGTATTCTTTTCCTGTATGCTTGTCCTTTAGGACAATCCGGCCGACAACCTCAAATCCTGCCAGCTCCGCAGTCTGTTTCATAATCGGAATAAGGTTGCTGATCACCGCTACTCTCTCCATCTCCCGCCGATTCTCTTCTTTTCGGATATTTCTCCATGCCGATCCGGCTGTAGGATCCGGATATCCTTCCCCGTTTTTTCCCATGTTGTCTGGCATTTTTTCCTTCCTCCCCTCTTAATATCTGTTCTCCCTGGCTCCGAATCAACTGCACTGCATTATTTATCTTGCACTTCATTTCTAGTCCTCCGACTCTATTTGTCCACTTTCTTCTAACCAGTCTTCTATGCATTTCAGGCATGTATAGCAGCTTACCGGTGCTCCGTCCATAAATCCGCTTTCGTATAATGCTTGATCGCCTTTCTTTATTGTATTCTGACACGCTGAACACTTATGGTCTTTTCTGCATTTCACTATTTTTTCTTTATGATTTTATACACTGTCATCCATGTCCCCATCATAAAACCCGCTATTTAAATACATTTCCTCTGGATATTTCATGTCATTTACACCCGCCCTTCTCGATAATTTCAACTGCTCTATTCCCCGCATCATTGTCGATAATGCATCCTTCCTCTTTCAGCGCTTCAATCACTTTTTCCTTGTCAAACGCCGTCGGCTGATCCGATACCATTTTCGCAAAATGCGCATGTTCTGTGTCGTGTTTTCTCATAGCACAGCGATCTTTATGAGGATTATTGTTTCTCGACTTCTCTATTGCATTTATCAGTTCATCCGCATCAATCAATCTCATCATTGCCCCTCCTTATCCCTGTTCTTTGCTTATCGCGCGTCTCATTTCCCGCCCAAAATCTTCGCATGCCTGAATATATCCATCTCGATATGACTGCGCTTTTCTGATATATTCGTCGCAGCTTTCCGTAGCTTTATGTTCAAGTGTGTCTGTGATCTCATGGACTTTGTCTACCCATTCTCCTACTGTAAGCATCATAACTCCTCCCATTTCAACCTCTGTCCGCAATCTGGACAAAAATCGTATTCCATATTTTCTTCGTAGTAGTACACATTGGGACTCTCACAATAAGGGCAATAC